AGTTAATTCATCGGATTAGTATTTCAATTATACTCACATTAAATATCCGAATCCATGATCCAATGACCAGGGGGGGTTAAAGGGCCAAAGGCTACTGCGCTGCACTACGTAGTGGACGCATGTCCCCCATTACAGTAGTAATAGTCCGAAACGACTGTCTTGGCCTTGACGTATCGGCTCATTTTTGCGGCGCACACGCCTTCTGACAATGCCGCATTTGCAATCGTGGGCCATGAGCTCAACAGCTGGTGCGTGGTCGCCTCCCTCTTTTCCACCTTTTTCCCAGTGGTTGATGTGCATATTGGGTTGTTGGTGACTGCATTCGTCATCGCATAATAATCCTCGCGCAACGACACGCCATAGTAGCCCTCGTTGTTTCCCTGTTCGGTCCACACGGTCGCTTTCAGTGCATGCGGCGATGCATTCAAATACGCCTTCAAATCCTTCATGTCTGTCTCGGTCAATGGTGATCCAACCGACAGTTTCCACTTTTGGTACTCTTTCAGTAATACGGAATTTAGAACCTTGCCACAGTCCGAAAATTGGCATCGTTCAAACAGAAATGTCTCCGCATTCGGACTCAGATTGGATGCATCGGACACTAATATCTTTTTGTATTCCACTGTTTTCAGTTTCACGCCAAGGTAGCCGTGTACCCCGCGAATGCGCTTGGCCTTGAATCGCACATCCAAATAATTCTTCAGCGCATGGAACGTTTCCTTCGTCGGCTTGGTTTGACACCAGAGGCGGAACCGCCCCTCCATGCTCACCGACGACTCCTCCACATCCGGGCGCACAATGCACGCCACTTTGATGAATTCGTTGAACTTCTGCGTCAGCTCATCCTCCGGCAGCAGCACGTTTTCATACACCGATTGGTGACCCGCCGCAACCACCTCCAGCTCTTGTTTCTGCTTGGCCGCGAGTTCCCGCAATTCGTTCAGTTCCTGTTCCTGTTTTGCCACCGTCTTTTGCAGTTCAGGGTTCTCGGCTTCCAGCATCTCGTTGCGCTGCATCAGTCGGTTGAAATTGTCAATGCTGTACGTGCGCGAATGAATGATGTCGGCGATGTGTTTCTTCAGTCGCTCAATCGTGAAATTCGTGCTGTCGTATGCAATGATTTCGGTCTTGTTTTTGCCGCCCACTTCAATGCTGCGAACCTGGCGCTTGATCTTCGGATACGTCTTGATCAGGTTCTCTATCTCCACTTTGTTTTGCACCCGGAAGGCGGCGACTAGCACGAAATTTTGGTATTTTTTGCGATGGTCTATTAAGCGGGTGGAGAGGTCGTTCGTGTGGCCGAATTTGATCAGCTTCTCGTTTTCGGCGTTCGTATTGTCAATGGTGCCAAAATAGATGCACTCCGTGTTCAACGGGAACTGCCCAATAATCGCCTGCTCCACGGCGCGCTGCTTTTCCCTCTTCGTGGATTGGATGACGGAGTCCTTTTCTTGGATCATGGATTCCTTTTCTTGAATGACGGCGTTTTTTTGTTCCAGTTGCTGTTTGAGTTCATCCGTCTCTTCTTCCACAATTTGGTGCAAAACCTCTTCCATCTTCATGTAATACTCGTGGATTTCTGATGCCTTTTTTGTTTGTGCCTTCAGACACATCGTCTTGAAACAACGAACGGTGAGCATGATGATTTGCTTGTTTTGACCGCCGTTCATTTTTATTTTTGGGGCATCCAACTTAGTAAGATTTTTGTAATCAATGTCAATTTTGAACTGTTTTTCCAACAAGGTCATTGCATTCACCTTTTGTTGAAATCCTAACCATTTCCACACATTGTCCAAATCAACGACAAAATCCATATTTTTGTCATAGTTCAAGTAGCAATAAAAGCTACTCACAAACAACTGTTGCTCAAATCCAGTGAATGATTCCTGAATTTTGGTCAACAGTCTGCCATTGTATTCTTGCGACAGTCGGGTGATGGGGTTTTTCTCAATCAGCTCAACAATGTTCAGCTCCTGTTGTTGTTGTTGTGTTGCGGGTTCCATGGTGGTGTGGGTTTATACTATGCATAAGCGGACTCTGTTTAAGTTGTTTCACCGTAAGTGTTTTTATATTTTGAAAGTGTGTTTTATGAAACCGCTGTAATAAAACTTGCTTCACGATTTATGAAACAAGATTTAAATAAAAATAATAAAAAAATTGAAATGAACCCAAACATGCCCAAACATGCATATGAAATGATACGCAATAAGGCACACCACAAAGCACACCACGCCATATAAACAATGAACCCATCACACTTCACCCGAAATTTGGACGAGTTATTGTCATTGGCCAGTAAAAAAGTAAATCTGGTTCATCATTTGAAAAAAAATTACAGAGAAAATGTGCATTACGTTGAGACAAATTCAGCGAACACCCCCAAAACACACGGTGGTCATAACAAAATCACATTCATGCTCACAGAAGAAGCATTTGAGATATTCAAAAATTCATTCAACATGCGAAACCGATACATCGTTGACGTGAGCAAAGAAGTAAAAATTGTCAAATTTGGAATGTGCATTGAGAATCAAACCATTGGTTTTATTGCAAATGCATACAGCAATGTGTTGAATGTCAAGCGGCAGTATGTCATGGGCAAATATCGCGTTGATTTGTATTTCGTTGACCACAAATTGGCTGTGGAGTGCGACGAGAACGGGCACGAAGACAGAGACCCACTTCAAGAGCAAATCAGAGAGAATTACCTGAAAGAGGACGGAAATAAGCTGATACGATTTAATCCCAATGCAACCGATTTTGACTTGTCCAACGTGTTGAGAGAAATAAACGCAGTGTTGTTGGCTCCGAAACCGATTTGATGTATGAGATGAAATTACGATTAAGTTTGAGATAAAAGTGTTCTTGCGCCAACAAAAGCGCTTTTGTTGCGCCAAAGCAAGTTTCACCATTTGCTCTTTTTGACGTTGATTTTGGGTCCCTTTTTGCCTGAGTTTTTGGGGTCATAGTTCTCCTCTTCATCATCCGAGTGCAGATCTTTGGAGATTTCCCAGAATTCCTTAGAGCCCAGCTTGAACGGGCCGTGCTGTTGCGCCTTGTACCAGAAGATTTGCTCCTGCAGTTTGTTGGATTTCGCATTGTTGTTAATGACCAAGCACTCGAAATTCTCGGTGCACTGGTCCATCACCTGGCAAAAGCTCTCAAACGTGGGGAACATGCCCGCGTAGTTCTCGTAGATGCGTTTGCGATTGGCAATGTAGGGTTCGCGCAGGATAAACACGTAATCAATGTTCGTGCGCAAATTGGGCGGAATACCAAGAGGATATTGCATTGTGATGACTAACATGATCTTCCAATGACGCCCGTTCATAAATAGGAGGCGCATCATGATGTCCTTGGTCCATTTGTTGTCGTAGAGACAATCGTCCAGGACGACGAAGGTGCGGGGGTCAATGGTGGAGCGTTTATAGGTTTCAACCTCCTTTTTCACTTGTTTGAGGACGGCCTTTTGGCGCTTGAGGATGTTTTCAATGATGGCGGTGTTGTAAGCGTCGTGGATGAAGAGCTTTGGGACGTGGGCGGCGAAGAAGCCGTTGCCGGCCTCTGTGCCGGAAATGACGGTGCCGATGGGGATGTCCTGGTGGTGGAACATGAGGTCCTGGACGAGGAAACTTTTACCGGTGTCACGGCGGCCGATGAGGACGATAACGGGCCCCTTGTTTTCATCGGGCCTAAAGCTGATGGAGCGCATATCAAACTTTGAGAGTTCCAGATTCATTGTATTGAATTATAATTATTGATTTGCACTTAATACAATACAAATAAATAATATAACCGAATATTAAACGCGACCCGCAAAATGCATCACAAATTAACCCAAATACATCAAAAAATAAAACGAATGACTTGGAGAGAATGGATTCAACATTTTTACTACGGCGTGCTGTATGCCTGGTACGGATTGTATGCGATAGCGCTGCTAGGTCTTGCGACGGTGGCCCCGTCATATCTTGTCACGCTGAATTCGGTGTTAAAGTATTTCATAATTGCGTTCTTGCTGGTGCGGTTCAATCCATGGACCAATCCGAATCAGACGGAATTTACCGAATTTGATCGCACGATTGTGTTTAGCGCGGCGTTCTTTTTGCTGGCATCCACGGCCATCACGTCTATTGTCCTAAATGCATTGCATTTACCGAATGCACATTAACATTTTAGTATTTATTATGTTTATTTGATCGTTTGTTATGTTTTTTTGATTTTTTAACCTTTCTAGTATATTTCTTTTTTCCACCTTTTAACGGGTCACAGTTCATTCTTTCAATGGTTTTATGAAACACGGTCATTGCATTTGCAATATTCTCTGCATTCAATTCAACACACGTTTCCATGCCTGCATTATGATCAAAATAATCTTTGATGACTTTATCCAGTTTTTCGGGTGCAACAGTTTTGCTGCTTATGTCTCCGTTACGGAGAACTGCATTAAACCGTTTTATCATCAATAATGCGGATACCACATTGACTGCACTAGACACCAATCTTTCAGCCCTTTCATTAATACTGGTTGATACAATTATTGCAACGGCTCTCAACAATGTGTTGAATTTTCGTCCCTCATATTTTTCATTCGTCCTGGAATCAATGGTCATTTCGGACTCGGTGACATTGATTGCTATAGATGACACGCAATTATTGCCAGTGAATAAACACAATATTATTTGAGGTTGAAAATAAGAATTCGGAGAAATATCTGAATACAAAGACACTACGCTATCCGGAGGGAATGATGAGATGTAATCAATGTGCAAATGAAACTCAGGACATTTCGGTTGGAGCGCAGCATTCAATTGGTGGACAATCCTTTTTGCATTTGATAAATCGATGAACGGTTTGCATTCGGAAGATTGGCGTATGATTGCAAAATTGTGTGAATTCTTATTTATCTTGCGCCATAATCTTAGAGATTCTCCAATTAAAAGTGGTTTAAAAAAAAACTCGTATAAATTTTCCCTAATGTGTTCAATGTATTCTTTGAACTCGTCTGGAAATACGTCATCGTATTTTAAGTTGAAAATGTGAATGACATTGGCATATTTTGTGGCAATAAATGTAGTTGATTCCGGCGTGAACACGTATCTAACTGGGCAGTCATCCGTTTTTATTCCGTAACAGATGTTGCCATTTACAGTGGTCACCGGGTGTATATTAAGTAAATCGGCTGAACTAAAAACAATGGCCATTCTTTAATTATATCATTAGATATTATTATTGTTATTATTATTATCATAAATTATTTTATGTGCATTGTATAGCAATCGTCATACATAACATAATATACCGT